TGACTTCGGGGGGGAGTTCTGCAAGGAGTGCCCGCACTGCGAAACAGGCTCAACGGTGGCCGGGAAGGCGTTTACGAACTTTTTATTGAACTCTCCTATTACATTTGCCGCCCAGAAAGCACACGAGCGAGAGGAAAGTAAGAAGGTGGAAGACGCGAAGCCCCGGTTGGTCTCTGCCAGGGAGTTGAGGAACCGCCCACCTGAAAACCTTCCCCCCCTCATTATGCCGGACCTGGGATGGCGTAAAACGTCCTGTATGCTCCTGACGGGGGAAACAGGTATCGGCAAAAGCTTCTATGCCCTGGAACTGGCCTATGCCCTGGCCGAGGGATCGTCTTTCATGGGTCTTAACATCGTGGCCCCGCAAAGGGTGATCCTGATTCAATCGGAGAACGATGCGGGCATCATGCGAGAGAGGATGGACGCTAGAGTCAGGATCAGAGGCGGGAACGAGGATAATTTGTTCATCGTCGAGGAAGGCACAATGGCCGGGTACAACCGGACCCTTGTGGACAAAAACGGAGTGCCTACCGGCAACGCCAAGGAACTAGAGGAACTCCTGGCAACTGCCAACCCCGATGTTATTATATTCGACCCATTGGCCGACTTTCACAATGCGGATGAGAATCATGCCACAATGTCCACGGTCATGAAAGAATTGATCGATATTGGCCGGAACGCGAACGGTGCTGCGGTGGTTATCGTACACCACCACGGCAAGCCCATGAAGGCGGGGGAAGGACACAAAGGCAAGAACCTTTCACGTGGGTCAACGGGAATCATCCAAAAGGGAACCGTGATTCTAACACTAACCCAGAAGGAAGGACAGGACGTTTTAGCGTTCTCGAAGGTTCGGGGGAGACGGTCAATCCCAGAAGTCTACGGCGAGAAGCGGGACGGCGTTGTATGGCATGTCTGTGAACGCCACTCCATCAACGGAACCGATATCCTGCGAGTTTTTGGCAACTCAATGGGAGCAATTACAAGCAAGACCGCTTTTGTGAACCTAATTCGACAGGACAGTTCAATTCAACAAAAGTTCGACGGGCCGGTTCCAACCCAGACGGTGGAGAAGGCAATAGATCGGGTGGTGGAAAGCGGTGACCTTGTGGTGGTCCGGCAGGGAAGAAACAACATCTACATGCCCAGAAACAGCCAGACCTGGGAACCGTACCAGTCAGGCCCAACCAGTGAATCCACACAATAGGTAATAGGGGAACACCTCCACCGTGACCCTATCGGGGGGTGGAGGTATTTAAAGTGTTGAAATCATTGGAGAAGAATAGGGATAGGGGAACACCTCCACTTAGAGGGGGTGGAGGTATTTAAAGTGTTGAAATCATTGCAGAAGTCAATAGGGGAACACCCTCTTATATACACACCTAAGGGTGGTTGTATTATATGAGGCTTTTCTCCTTGCTGAGAAGTTGATTGAAACCGTGAAGTGTCCGGGTGTTTTTTGTTGGTGTTTCCCTCCCGCCAAGTTTTGAAGTTAACTTCAAAAACTATAAAACCTAGAAAAAAGCGGGATGGAGAACACCACTGGCCTGTATTTGAACTTAAATCCAATAAAAATGCTTGACAAAAAAACAAAATTGGAGTATAATATGCCTCATGAATCGATGAAAACAACGTTGGAAGAGGATCGGGAAGCACATTTTAAATATGCCTTGGAGCAAACAGGTGGGGAGGTGACCTATCACGTGGAGTTGTTCCTTAACCCTCAAAAGGAAAGGGAACTCTTGCAGGATGTTATGGAGTATGTATGGCAGAGCAATTACGGCAAGCCAGCCCCAAAAATCAAGGGACCACTGCCAAGAGCCATGCAGTTGCCGAAAAAACCTTAAAAATCGGGAGGGAATCGCGATGGAAACTGACGTTATGGACAAGATGCAAAAACAGTTGATGACCAGTGAGGTCAACGCAACGCCACTTGGAAAGACCGTGATGCTGTTTTTCACATTTGAGGGGGAAGAGATCGACAAAGACCTTCTGGCGGCTTTCAAGAAACTCGGAATCACCCTTTAACACCCACCACAAACATGGTGGGAAGGCTTTCAAACTAATAAATGGAGATTGTTCACATGTGGATTGATGAGCAGTATAATAAGGCACTTCCAGTGGCTAAGTTGATTGGGTTTGACCTGCAATCAATTGCAGACAAAAAGCAAGCCTGTGATTCCATGTATGATTATATCAAAGCTGAGATCAAGAATCGCGCACTATTTGATGAGCATGATTTGTCTGTCAGTGATTGGTATTCATCTTACGGTTTAAAAAGGTCGATTTCTGGTGTTGGTAGAATAATGCACGCATCACGATAAGTCGAAAGCGAGAGTAAAAAATGAACGCCGACCAGAAGGGCAACACTTTGGGGGAGGTCAAAAGCCTCCCCTTTTTTATGCCTTCTTGATGGGTATGAGAATCTGGAAGAAATGATGAGCCATGCCCCAGAACGGGGCCGTGGCTATGGTGGCTTTGAAACTTTGGAAGAAATGACTAGCCAGCGCCTTCACGCAGGCGTTGGCTACGATGTTTTGAAACTTTGGAAGAAATGCGGAGCCAAGTGGGAAATCTGCCACTTGGGTTAGGTATTTTTGAAACTTTGGAAGAAATGAAGTTGAATGTGGCAGTTCTGCCACATCTAAACCCCTTTTGGAAGAAATGGGGTTGAGTGGGGGAGTTCTCCCCCACTCGGATCAGTTTTTAATGTCCCAAACGTGGGTTTCCCCACGTTAAAATACGGTCCTAGACCCATTTAAAATATGCCCACGGTTCACATTATGGGGCGGGATGGAACCCCACAAAGAAGCGGGAAGGCTATTCACTATCGTCATTATCACTCTTAATTCTGCCGAGATACTTACCATCCCGAGAGTACAGACGGTCATCCTGGCCGTCACTGTCACCATGTCTGACCCTGCCAAGATACTTACCCTTGCCATCGTACACCGTTGAAGTCTTCCCGTGGTCATGGACCGTGAGAACACGCTTCCCTTCCCGGTCATACACCCTGGAATCTCCACCAAGAACAGAAGCGGGATGGAAACACACAAGAGCCAAGATAATAGCAAGAGTTCTCATGGTATCCCCCAAAGTAGAGAGAGACGGTAACTCACTTCTCGAAAACCTATCGAGCATGAAAGAAAAGCATATCTTGAATATCCCGAAAAGTAGAGATTGAAAACACGCTCTAAAAGAGAAAAGCGGTAACTGCCCCAACATAGGGCACATCTGCCTTAGCTACAAAATTGTAGGAAGCTACAAAATTGTAGGTAAATAGACTCAAACTGATAATCACTCTCAACAAGAATCATGCCAACGCAACTCTAAAGCAACTCCCCTTCACTCACCCTCTTGGCCCACTGCTACACCTTGGCACACTCCCTGCATAAGCCAAAGTGCTACACTCTTGCCTGATAGTAACACCGTATGCTATTCACTGCACCTATGCAAATGCCGTGCCAATAAATCCTATTGTAATTCTTACACTAAAACCAAAGTTAACATAATGACCATTACGGGCCATTTCTAAGCCTTGTGTGGAGCGGGTTTTTAGACGTTATTTTTATGAAGAAACTTTATGGGACACAAGTTTTAGCTCTTTTTTTCGTCTTTTTTGTTTCGTCGAAATAGTCACTTTTTTTTCTTTGCTTGTCAAGATTCCCTCCCGCTTCCATTTCCACGGTACGTTGAAGGTACCAAAAAGGTACACCCATAGATACCGGTCTTTATGATACTATATATAGAGGTTGAACTATGCCACGCGGTCTACACCAGAAATCCATACGAAATGCCGAAAGTCTTGAGCAGAAGCACAAGATTTTATTGGCAAAGTATAAGCACGATTTGAAAGAATCGGGCATAACGCCTAGTGAAGCCGATAAGGCTTCTCTTGGGCGTCTAGTTGCGTTGCAACTACTGCTTGAAAGCATGGAGATGGCCCGGATTGCTGGTGGAACAGTGGATGAGAAGTCATACAAGACTTACCTGCGGGAGTTTCAACGCCTCTTGTGGCGTCTCTTTCCTTCGGCAACCAAGGCCAAAGCTAAGAAGCCGGAAGCCTCCCCCGTCTCTGCTGATCCTTGGGCGGTAATCGATGCCTAGACCGAAGAAACAAGTCAGCACGGCCAGAGAGGCTACCCTTGCCCGTTGGGGCAAGCCGGGGGTTGAGGGCTTCAAGGCTTGGTTTCAGGATATCCAACCCCATGTCTTGCACTCTGACAGGCGTTACCGCCCCGTTGAATTCCTCCCCTTTCAGTGGGAAATCCTCGAAAACGCTCTTGCCGTTGATGCTGACGGTCACTTTCAGCACTCCCTGGCTCTACTGACTGCACCACGAAGACATTCCAAGTCTACACTGTGGCTTCTGGTCTCTCTTTGGGTTGCATGTTCTAAAGAGAACTCCAACATTGTCATGTATCCTTCCACATTGGAACACGGCAGACGGACACAACTCAAGCCGCTTCACGGCATTGTGAAGCACACTCCGAAGCTCAATGCCCTTTTGGGACCATCGATCAACGCCACTGGCTTGGCTTTTGCTGACAACGGTTCTGCGATTTCCTTGGTCACTCCGTCTTTCAACTCCGCTTTCGGTGACAAGTGTTCCGTTTTATGGGTCTCCGACCTTCACTCCCACGAAGACCTTGCCGGTTTCAATGCCTTTCAAGCGTCTTTGCTTGATACCGTTGATTCCTTGATCCTGGTGGATTCCAACCCCGATCAAGATGGCGGTCCCGTTCACTCTCTTGAAGCGGAAGCCGAAACCAATCCGAGAATTTACACTTACAAAGTTGAGTACCAGAACCTTGAAGAGTTCAATCTAAAAGCTCCTTCGTGGATTGACCGTGAGAAGGTAAAAAGGCTTCAAGCCACTACCTTGGAACACGAGTTCTTGCGGGATATCCTTGGCAAGCGTGGCAGTGGTAAGTATTCGCTCTTCCCTCCCGATTTTATCAACAACGCAAAAGACGATTACACCTTGCCCATGTCCAAAGAACTGTTCAAGGAACTTACCTTTGGGCACGAATACGTGGTTACAATGGGTATCGACAGAGCCAAGAGGCTTTTTGGTGGGGATGGAACAATCGTTACCACAATCCTAAAGACTGCCAGACCTGATGGGGAATCCATCTTGTATATCTGCAACCAAGTGGACGTTATCCCTAATGAAGCATCGTTTATTAAGAAATCCATAATGCACGATCACGACAAGTACAAACTGCACAACGTTGTGCTTGAAGATTATGAAACTCAAGACTTAAAAGCATTTCTCGACTATCAAAAGATAAATTCCGAATACGTTTCCGCTCACAACAAAAACCAAAACTCTTGTTTTCTCGACCTTCATCGTCATTTCAAGGAAGGGCGGGTACGCCTTCCCGCTTCGGATGCCCTAATCAAAGAACTTACAACGTTCAGTTACACCGAGGGCACTGCCGGAAAGTACCATTTCGGCTCTATCAACAAGCGGAAATTCAAAGACGATAGGGTGTATTCTTTTGGTTGGGCTTTGTTTGCCTCCCGCAAGAACGTTCTTTCTCTCTACAAACTTGGCAACATTAGCTGTTCAAACAAGCGTCCAACCCGCTCCCTTTGCGTTCTTTTTGGTGGGGAGGCTATCCTTCCCTGTTCTCAAGAGTGCCAAGCGTTTCACTCACTCAAAGAACAACATAGACACTTCTCCAGAGTCTACATGGAAGATATCCCGCTTCACACTTTCTTCTCGCAGTACGTTAAGCATACTGGTGCTAGAGTCTATCAAGCCGCTTAGTTTTTTGAAGTTAACTTCATAAAGGGTTACAATGAACATCTTAGACACTATTCGCAACTCGCAATCTACCGCCCAACGGAAAGCACACTCTGCACTTCGTCTTGATTACTACCAGGACGAACAGATTGAAGCCTTGTGGGAGACCTTGCAACAGGACTTCGCCAACCCGTCCAAGTTGCAACCCTGCTTCATAAACATCGTTAAAAAGATCGTCAACCAGACGGCTACGGTTTACGTTGAGGAAGCAACCCGCACTGTTGAAGGTTCTGAACAAGACAAGACTCTATTTGCAGAGATTGCCGAGCAATGCCAGTTAGACAACACCTTAAAGACCGCCAGCAAACTAACCAAGCTCTTAAAGACTACGCTCTTGCGGGTTGTCTGGCGGAATAACCGCTTGGATTTGGACCTTCTGCCGCCCCACCTTCTCGATGTTTGGGTTGGGGATTCCCCCCGAGACCTGGAAGCCGTCCTGGTTGAACACCCGCCCCAGGATGGCCGGGTTGAAAACACCACCTATTCCCGTTGGACTCCCAACGAGTGGCAACGCCTCGATTATCGTGGGCGGGTTTTAGAATCCGGTCCCAACCCTTACAAGGTCTTGCCCTTTATTCCCCTTTGGGATGGCCTTCCCGGTTCGGACTTCTGGTTGGCTGGTGGCGATGACCTGATAGCACTCCAAGAAGCCGTCAACGGCAAGCTGACGGACCTTCTCCATATCTTGAGGTTCCAGGGCTTCGGGGTTGGTTGGATCAAGGGCGGGGAAGGTGGCGGAACCATCCAGGCCGATCCCGGTTCTTTCGTTGAACTGCCCGAGAATGGGGAACTAGGCTTTGCCGCCCCCGATGCCCCGATTGCTGACGTTCTCAAGTCCATTGACCAGCTTATCAAGTGGGCGGCAGTCAGCAACGGCCTTCCCGCTTCCTCCCTATCTACTGAGCCAACCGACGAATCCGGTATTTCGAAGATCGTCTCCAATTCCGAGCTATCCGAAATGCGGCGGGATGATATCGCCCTGTTCCGGCAGTACGAGAAACAGCTTTTCAACCTGATTCGGATTGTCTGGAACACTCACAATTCTAAAAAGCTGTCGGATGCCGCAACCATTACAACCGACTTTGCAGACCCGAAACCAGACACAAGCGACACTGACAAGGCCAACGCCTGGAAGTCACTTATGGAACTTGGCGTTATCGGGCCGGTGGATATCGTGATGGAACGCAACCCCGATATCACTACCAGGGAAGAGGCGTTGGAATACTTGATGGCTGTTAAAATCGAAAACGACAAACTTATGGAAGGCACAATCTAATGGGTATTCAATACAAGGTTGACCTTGCTGGTCTTGGTCCGATTGCAACCAAACTAGCTCAAGAGATCAATAGGACTCTTGATAAGGCCGAAGCGATCCGTAAGGACTTCATTTCGGAAATGTCTGACCGTATCGTTGACTCTACACCCGTGGACACTGGCCGTTGCAAAGCCAACAATCAAATAGCCGTCAATGCCATTCCACAGAGAAGCCTTTACGAGTTTGACAAGGAAGGCACTTCAACCAAGAAGCGCAACCGTGCTGATATCGCCAAGTCAATGCCAGACGATACCGTCTACCTGTACAACCAAGTGACCTACTCTGAAAACCTTGAGCATGGCACTTCAACGCAAGCCCCGCATGGCTTCTATGGCGTCAACATTGCTGACGCAAAGTCCGTACTAGCAGAAGTCATTGCGAAACATAAGGCTTAAACCCGCCTCCCCAGGCGTTAAAAGGAGCTACCAAAGTCATGGATGAACAGAACCAGAACCCCAACCAGGACGAAGGCACAAGCGGGGCGGACCCGATTAAAACCGAAAAGTCAGTGCCTTACGAACGTTTTCAGAAGGTGAACGACGCCAAGAAGCAGGCCGAAGAAACCTTGTCGGCAATTGCTGCGGAACTATTGGACGATATTCCCGAAGATTTTCGGGATGTTGTTCCAGACCTCCCCCCCGCCGACAAGATCAAGTGGCTTCGCGCTGCCAGCAAGAAAGGCTTGTTCACCAAACCAGAAGCGTCTGGTCCTGATTCGAAGAGGCCGGGCGGGAAGTCCGCCCCCGATTACTCCAACATGACCCCACAGTCTAAAATGGCTGCGGGTTACAAGAGGTAAACACAAATGGCTTTGACACTGCTTGAGGCAAGCAAACTTGCCGAAACTCCCTTGAAGGCTGGCGTTATTGAAACCATTGCCAGCAATTCGGGCGTACTGGAACGGATTCCTTTCTATCCGGTATCCTCTCAGGCTTTCACTTACAATTTGGAACAGACCTTGCCCGGCGTGGCTTTCCGTGCCGTGGGCGAGTCCTACACCGAGTCAACCGGCGTCATCAACCCGGTAATCGAACGCCTGTCCATCCTTGGTGGCGTCTCTGATTATGACCGTGCCCTGGTGAAGACCCAGGGGAGCGTCAACAACCTTCGGGCGATCCATGACGCCATGAAGGCTAAGAGCGTTGCCTTGCGCTACACGGCTACTTTCTTCAATGGCGATTCCGAAACCAACCCCAAGGCTTTCGACGGCCTTAAGAAGCGTCTGACGGGCAATCAGTTGCTTTCGATGGGTTCCAGTGACGGCGGCGACGCCCTGACCCTGGCAAAGCTTGATGAGTTGATTGATTCCGTCATCGGCGGGCCGGATGCCCTGTTTATGAACAAGCGGCTTCGTCGCAAGGTTTCGGACTTGGTTCGCGCTGCTGGACAGTCCATTGAAACCGTCTCCGATGCCTTTGGCCGTCAGTTGACCGCTTATGCTGGCATCCCTCTGGTCATCGTTGAAGGTGATGAAACCGGTGCGGAAATCCTCGGATTCACAGAACCGGACCTGGACAATGGCGACAAGTCTACAACCGCCTCTATCTACGCTTGCCGCTTTGGGGCTGGCGAGTTCGTTTCCGGTCTTGAGTGTGGCGGCGTGGATGTTGTTGACCACGGCCTTTATGCTGGCGGCAATGCCTACCGTACTGACATTGAGTGGATCACTGGCATGGCCGTTTTCCATCCCAAAAGTGCCGCCCGTCTGCGTGGCATCAAGAACGCCTAAGGAGTTCTCATGTACGATTATTCGTTCTCAATGAAAGATGCGGGGCTAGTGGCCTCTAGTGCTGCCGCCACGTTTGGTGGAGTCGCCAAGATTGCCACAGTTGGCAGTGGCCGCATGGACGCCCGGTTGGTCATCGATGTGACCGCCCTTGAAATCGCCAGCAATGATGAAATCTATTCCATTGCCGTACAGGGTTCCGACGTTTCGGACTTTGATACTGGCAGTGAAAAGATTGAAGAATTGGGCGTTATCAACCTTGGTGCTGCGGAAGTTATCGGCGGCAACCAGGATTCCACCATTGGCCGTTATGAAGTGCCTTTCAGCAATGAAAAGCTTGGCGTCAAGTATCCGTATCTTCGGGTTTACACCACTGTAGGCGGAACCGTCGCCACTGGCATCAACTTTATCGCTCGAATTGAGCCAAAGAACTAAGGAGAATACATCATGGCGTTTGCTGCTGGATCGGCCCACGGCCTTTCTTACGTTGCTGAGTCTACTTTCGGGACTACTCCCGCCACCCCGAGCATGGTTGCTCTGCGTCATACGTCTTGCGGACTTCAGTTGACCAAGGATGCCTTCCAGTCTGCTGAACTTCGTTCTGACCGTATGATTGCCGGTTTCAAACAGGGTCAGAACCGTTGTTCCGGTGACATCGGTATTGAGTTCTCCTGGAAGGAGTTTGATCCTTTCATCGCTGCCGCTATGTTCGGCTCTTGGTCGTCCAACGTCGTCAAGTGCGGCACTACCGTTTCCAGTTTCACCCTGGAACGTGCTTTTGAGGACATTACCCAATACGAAGTGTTCAAGGGTTGCATGGTCAACACTTGGTCGCTGTCCATCAAGCCCAACGCTATGGTTACTGGTTCCTTCGGTATCACTGCCAAGGAAGTGGTTGCCATGACCGGAACCCCGCTTGATGCTGAAATCACCGCTTCGCAGACAGAACTGCCTTATGACGGTTTCTCCGGCACCATTAAGGAAGGCGGGTCGGCTCTTGGTCTGGTCACTGGTGTTGACATCAGCTTGCAGAACAACCTGGAAGCCCTGTTTGCCCTTGGTAGCAAGAACGCTGCTGGTATTACGGCGGGCCGGTCTAACATCACCGGTACTGTCAGTGTTTTCTTCCAAGATGTGACCATGCGGAATAAGTTCGTCAACGAGACTGCTTCCAGCCTGGAAATCGTTTTGGGCAACGGTACCGCCAAGTCGTACACCATTCTACTCCCTAGGATTGTGTACTCTGGTGCTGACAATGCCGTGTCCGGTGAAGGCCCTATTACTTTGAACATGCCTTTTACCGCACTGGTCGATTCTTCTGTCGGAAGTAACATGCAGATTACCAGGACCGCCAGCTAGTAGACCTCGCATCCGAAGACGCTAAACGGGGGGCAGGATGGGCTGCCCCCCAACATTAATTGAAGTTGACTTCAGAAAAAACTATGAAAAAAGTAACCGATGCCTTGAATAACCACCTAGCTACCTTCACCACGGCTCAAGGTCTTCTAGTGGCTTGGCCGAATACAGACTTCACGCCCACCACTGGTACTTACTTGCGTCCGTATCTGATTCCCGGCCAACCGTTTGCCAAGACTCTCGGCCCTGGTGGCTACTCAGAACAGTCTGGCATTTATTACGTCAACATTGTTTCGCCATTGGGCGTGGGGGTTGGAGATGCTTCGGAACTTGCGGATTCTATTTGTCAGCACTTTTATCGGGGGTTGGAACTACCTTTGGCGGGTTGGCCTCTGCCTTTGAGAGTCAAACAGTCTTACCAAGCCATACAGCGAGAGGAAGAGACAACGCTTTTCACTCAGGTTCAAGTAAAATTCTACATTTACAGGTAAATGAGATGATGATTCAAATTAAAAACGCAATCAAACGGCTCTTTTGTGCCGCTTCAGATATGACAAAACAGGTCACAGTGACTGTAAAAACTGGTGGTACTTTCAATCCCGCAACCGGTAAGACTACTGGTGCAACCAACACAAATACCACTATCAACGGCTTTCTACAAGGCTACAACCAGAAAGACATAGACGGCACGGTCATCAAGACCAGTGACCAGAAGTTACTGATAGAGAAAGGCTCCTTTATCCCCAAAACTGGCGGGAAGGTAACCGTTGACGGCATAACTTACAACATCGTAAACGTTCGGGAGGTATTAGGTACATGCTACTTTTTACAGATAAGGAGCTAATGCACTCTGAGGATGCGGCAATATACCGTGATCCAACCAATGAAATCGATGCCGCTTACCTTGAAAACAAGCGCAATTTTGAAAGTGAAGTGATACCTATCCTACTGGCGATGCTTCACCAGTGGGAAGTTGACCAGAAGGCTATCCCTATCTACGCCAGATCAAAGAAG